GTCCAAATTACAAGAACAAAAATATAAATTAAGAAATGATATTGATAGAAAAGACTATGTAGAAATATTAAAAAAATATAATATGAATAATTTTTCTTAAAATAAAATATAATATATATATATATATATATATATATGGATATTGATTTAAAACTTGTATTAATTGCATTTTTAATTGGATTATCTCTTTACCTTCTCGTAAATATAGTGTTCAAGATAGAGGGATACGCTGAAGGGTCAAAACAACTCTCTCCCTCATGCTCCACTGAGTTGGAAAACCTATGTGGAGATGAGAGAAATGATATATTCAGATGCGCTGCATGTGCCGGAGAAAATAAAGATGATTTATATTCTGCTGGGTGTGATAGGGATAATGAAGGCATAACCCATTGGTGTGTCAACACATCACCATCACCATCACCATCACCATCACCATCACTTTCACCATCGGGAGAATGTGTATGTGCATTTGAAACTGATCAAAGTACATGTATTGATTATGCTAGTCCCACTGGTCTTAATTTTCGCCATAAAGAAATATGTAATAGACGCAATAAGGATAACTGTTATTTTGATGAAAATACCTCTTATGTTGGTGAAGGAACTTGTATATGGAAAACACCTTCAACAAAAATACCACCGGAAATAGATGATTGTGAAAAAATTACGATTGGTCAATGTTATGGATTAAATGAGTCTGGTTATAACCAGTGTACTCCTATAGAGGGGCCGGAACTTGGGGGTTGTGTACCCCGAACAAAATATAATAATGATCATAAATGTACGTTTGATGAATCATGTGCATCGGGATATTGTGAATCGGGATATTGTAAACAAAAAAAGTAATAATGATGAAGAGTGCAAACTAGATAAATCGTGTGTGTCGGGATATTGTGAATCAGGGTTTTGTAAACAAAAAAGTAATAATGATGAAGAGTGCAAACTACATATATCATGTAAATCGGGTGTTTGTAATTCTGGTATCTGTGTTGACGGCATAGATTGTGTATATAAATATAGTCCTTGTTCATTAGATAGCTCGTCAGAGAATGAATTCTGTTATAAATATCTGACAGATTATAAACCAGCGTTAGGAAATGGAGAATGCCTAATTGACCCTGAATACGACTTTATCGTGGAATGTAATGAAAGTGAATGCAATACAGATAATATTTAATTATGAATAATTTTTCTTAGAGACTATTGCTAATACTTGGTTTCAGGACCCAATCATAGTGTGTCGCATCCATTCTCTGATCATTGAATAAACCAGGTGGATTCCATGGTTCGTTAAAAGTGGTTACCGTTGAATTTTGATTCACATAACAATCCTTATCAGATAAATCATTTGAATTTTCTATACCATAACTATTCCAATTCATTTTATATTTATTACAAAACATTGGCGATTTGATATCAATTTGATTTTCAGGTAAGTACATTTCAACGTATCCAGATAAATCTTTTCTTTCTAACTCATTTACTGTATCTCTAGAAATAGATGATGGGAAATACATATTTCTCAAACTATTCATGCTAACAGCTTCAGTTAAATCTATATTTGTGTATTCTAAATCAGTTTTACGAACACCAATCACTCTGAAAGATTGCTTGTAAAAACTATCAAATAGTGCATCTATATTTTCCTTAAACATGGGACCATCAAATAGGATACCCGTATCATTGAATTTAACATCATATTTATTCAAAATTGTTGGATTAGATCCAGTTTGAACATTTAAATAATTAATAAATATTTCTCTGTCAATGATTACTATATCCGAAATCAACCGAATTGTATAATAATTTTTGATATCATAAACAAAAAAATCAATAAAATATCTTTGGTTCTTATCACATGATATTAATCCATAAACATTTTCAATCTGCTTAATGTAATAATCATTTTGAGCAACCTTGCTGATTGTGTTTATTAATTCTTTCATGATAGCAGTTAGTTTGTCTTCAACACCTTTATCAATCGTATTTTTATTGTATATATATTTTTGACAAACACCTTCTAATTTAATCTTTGAACCTGAAGAAACACTATTGAAAATCTTTAATAATCTTTGTTCAGGTTTTACAAATCCTAAATTAGTCGGATTTTTCATTTTTTCTTCAACTGATCCATTCATTTTTAATCTGTTGGCTATTTTGTATTCGTTTACTATTAATCCTTTATCCATCTTAAGATTATAAAAAATAACTAATAATATCAATATTAATCCAATAACTAGAGTGTTTTCTTTCATCGTATATTATAGTATAATAATTTATTTTAATTGAATAAATTCTTTATTTTCTTGAATAAATTCAGTTATAAACTTATGAGCCACACTTATGTCGCCTTTATTTCTACCACCTGTTATGATTACCTTACCACTTTTAAAAGCAGCAACCGTTATTCTCTTACAAGTGTTATCCTTTCCTTTTCCATTACAAGGTTTTTCACAATCACATATTCCAAAGTTTTCTCTTAATGGATTACGATAATATTTAATATTTACTCCGGGATAATTACAAGGTTCATAAGATGAATAATATCCAGAATCAACTATAGACCGATGAAGTGATTCTCTATTAATCGAAAATCCTATATCAAAATCACTATTAATTAGGACAGTTTCCAACTCTTCTATAGAACGAATCTCATCTTCAGTGTCAAATACTTTTTCTTTTTCACTTAATCTATTAAATTCTTCGCATAGAATCTTAATAGTTTGACCCCCTTGAAATTCATTGTTAATACCTGTCATTTGAATTCTTCCATTATTAAATATCTTAACATTAATACGATTATTCGCCTTTGTTTCGCTGAATACATGAATCGTTAATTGATTGTAAAAATACTTGCGTGGTTTAACACTCTTTGGCTTTTTCTTACCATTATCACCCTTTGATACATGACCACCGTATTCAATGAATAGTATATTATTATTCAAATTTAAAGCATTCGCCGCGTTTAATAAATCTATATTCGTATTTAATTTACCTATCTGAACCATCGCAGAAACATGTAAATCCTTTGAAAAAGCTAAGTTATCCATAGTCATTTAAATTAATTAAAATTTCTTTAAATAATAAATCAAATTTAAATAAATTATACTTTGTGTTTTATACTTTCTTCAACATATTTCGCGTATTGTAGTAATTTAACCGTATTTATCTTTTTTGAAAGATACTTAATTAAAGTATCTGGTTTAACATCGGGATTCAATAAACGATAATGAGCAAATAGTATCGACCAGGTAACACAAAAACCACTATGATTTTCTGGATCATATTCCATTTGAAAATGGGTTCCTCTTCTATAGTCTACCACGTTCACAACATTATATTCTGGTAAAATACTTCTCCAGAATTTTTTCAATTCTCTTATTTTTTTACTATATGCCCCTTTCACACTTCCTAAAACACTTTCAGAGTCGCGAGAACCATGTGGTTCAAATAATTCAATCTTTTCATTTTGTTTATCAATTAATAATATATTCGCGTGATTTCCATCTTTTGTCGCAAGATTTAAAATAATCGGAATAAATCTCTTACTAGTTTTCAAGCATTCTCTTAAATCGGATAAGAATAGATTTTTATCTGAACCCATTGTTTTAACAGACATGTTTTGTTTGTCTATATTTAAATTCAGAAATGCATCTCTATTTTTAAAAAAGCAAGCATTTGTAATATTTAAGCTTTTTAAGTAATTCATTACGTTTGAATAATTTTGATAATGAAAATGAATATCCCCCGATGAAGCGTATGTTCCTTTGCTTCTCGCCTTAGAAAATGGAACATCAACTATATTGTTATCAGTTTTACGGGAACGCGCTCTTTTGTTGGTCTTTTTACTATTCCTTTTGCTATTTGGTTTACTATTTCTTTTACGAGTTTTTGTTATTTTCTTAGGCATTATATTATAATATTATAATTTATTTATAATTCTGTTCTGCTACTAATCTCTTCAAGGATATCATCATCGCTGTCATCATCATATTCTAAACCTCTCTCAACTCTGTCTTTATTAGCTTCATCATCAGGACACAACATGAATGTAATATCTTCCATTGCGTCTCTAAGTCTATCACGATCCATATTAAACATGTATCCTGCTTTAATCATATTTAATACAAGACCCTTCATGTCTTCATAATCGCCAATAACAACTTCACTCTTAACGATAAAATCACGAATTGATGAATGTAAGGTATCAACAGTTACAACAGTAAGTTCTTTCATTTATGTTGTAAAGATTAAAAAATATATTAATATTTAACGCGAACCAGGTCCAGGGATTGATGAAAATGCTGAATAAAAAATCTGATTTTTTTTTATACATATATATTATAAATGAATATTGATTTAGAATCATGCTTTATCGGATTTTTAATTGGTTTCTCTCTTTATCTCATATTAAACGAAGTGTTTAATATAGAAGGGGCAACTAATCAAGCAGATAAAGTTTCTTGTGAAAATCCACCCCCAAATACATGTCCCGAAGGAAAAAAGACGCCCTGTTTAGACACAGCAGGAGTATGGGCTTGTGAAGTAAATGAGTATGATTGCAGAGGTCCCACTCAAGTATGGTGTGATCCACCTTCTCCAGGACCGGCACAAAATAAAAACAAATGTTATAAAAAACCTAATGAATGTAAAGAAATAATAAAGCAAAAAATCAACAAGTCAGGATCGTTATTCGGAGATTGTTATATTTGGGCCGGCGGCGGTGCTAAAATACAAGATTTAAAACCACGAACGAATAATTTAAAAAATTTACCAAAAGATAAGGAAAGTAATAGTTTTAAAACAAGGGATACACCATACTACACACAGTATTATCCTTATATAACTACACTATTAAAAACAAATAAAGGTGATTTGGATTTGTCAAGAAGAACTATTTTTACAATACCAAAAAATAAAAAAATGCCTCCAGGAGGTTGGCCAATATTAATAAATTTTGAATTTATGTCAAATGATGGTTATTCATTATGGTATGAAACAGAACAAGAAATACCAGGTGGATTAGGTAAAGATATGAAAAAAGATAGTGAATTCAATATTGTAGAATACTATAATACATTAAAATTATGTGTATATAATGGAATAGCAATTATACATTTAAGTCAATTAAATTATGATGTATATCCTTCATATGAGTGCGGAAAAGGTAAAAGCAATAAATCACCATTTAGTTCAAGCGATTATGGTGGAATATGTTGGAATGATGGAGATAATTATTTAAAATATTATCTTGATCAAATATTTAATTTAATAAAGGAAAATAATATTGATGATTTTAAAAAATTAATTCCAGACATATCAGATGATATAAAATTTGATTATAACAAGATTTCAATAATAGGTTATTCTGGTCCAGCGCATATGGTTAGTAGATGTATTAATGATTTCCCATTTACAATAACAGATAAAGGATATTGTTATCCTGATATAAAATCATGCATTATGATTGGAGGTGGTTCATTACATTGTTATGAAGATGGGGGTGATGGGAAATGTCCTACAAATGTAACAGAACCAAATTATGATAATGGGAATATATGTTGGGATAATCACCCTCCTGTATTATTATGTCAATATAAGGATGATTATGATGCAGATGCTAGAGCATCAATACATTATTTTAATATACTACATAGAAAAGGGGTTGAAGTATATAGATTAAGTAAAAATTCTTGGAATCATGCTTTACCTAAATGTAATAAAATAAGTTCCCCAGATGTATGTAATAATTTTTTATTAAAATATATGAAAAATTAATTATTTAATCATATTTCTATAATATATATATATAAAAATCCAGATTTAAAAATAATTATCTATTTAACGATATAAATGGATATAGATGCCTTAAATGATAAACTAAAAAATATACAAGATTCGTTAAAGGAGGAGTCTCAAAAGAGTTTAGAATTCGCTAAAAAATTAAATGATTTAGAATTTGATGATCAGATTCAAGAGGGTGTAGCAAAGGATTATTATTATTCACAACTAGATGAAAGAGAAAAAATTTATCAAAAGAAAAATGATGAATACAAGAAATTAATTTCAGGTTTCTCAAAAGCATATTTAGAACTATGTGAATGGTATGTTGGACCTGAATTACCTAGAGATCATGAATCTACATTTTTGGATAGTAAAGATGATATAAATTCACTATATTTTTTGTTTGTAATGAGTTTATTTTTAAAAGACTATAAAAATATAGAAAAAATATAGAATTATTATTCTGATTATTATTCTGAATACAAAGAATATAATTTCACACTAATATCACCCATACCACCTTGTAGTTTATCTATCGGAGTATTTATTCTTTCTTTACACTTATCTAAAATATCATCAACATCTTGATTTTTATATTCTTCTACATCATGGAGGATACCAATGATTAAACGACAACTATTACTATGAATACCATTTTTCGTAATCTTATCACATTGAAAACTTGATATTTCTTCTGGTATCTTTTCAGAATTTAAACATGGATCCATGATAGTTAACACATAGTGTGTATAATCTCCATCTTTTAATTTTACAGTGAATGGTTCAACGTATACTGTACCCTCTCTCATAATATCACATAAACAAGGCCAACAACATCTATAGTATTTTCCATAATACTCTTTACCATCTAACCCTTTTACAACGATATTATCATATGTTTCTCCTCTCTTTGGATCAATCGGAGATCCACTAACAGCGCAGTAAAATGTATTATATTTTTTAAATTCCTCTATTGTAGGATTTAATGAAACGATATGATGATAAAATTGAGGACCTCCAGCATTACGATTTCTATCTGGAAATATCTCATCAAAATCATTCATTAATTTTTCATATAGTTCATTATCGGTAAAACCTTCTTTAGTAAAATCTTCTTTGGTATCACTACATAAATATAATAAAAATATAATCGCAATAACTATAACTATAACTATAAATATTGTATATTTCATGTGTTTTATAATATAATATAATATATATTATGAAGAGCGTTACAATTTCAGAAGATCATGTTACGACAAAGTATGAAAAAGATGATTTTGAAATGTTTAAAAATGAATTATTCTTTTATCTCTTGGGCAAACAGAAGAGATTAAATTACATACCCAAACTAGTATCATATGATTGTGATAAATTAATCATTTGTACTGAAAATGTAGGAACAACATTAGAAGAATATTGTAATAGCAAAGAAGAATTAAATGAGTTTTTGCCAAAAATACGTAACATATACAATAGATTCGTAAAATTGGGATATTATCACAATGATTTGCGTTATAAAAATATAATCATTAATCCAGATACAAAACGTTTATATTTAATTGATTTTGAATTTACGAGTAGAGAATATAAAGATTTAGACGATGAAAATATTGTTAAAAATCTTAAGAAAAAAAAGCGCACTAAATCAAAATAATTTAAAAAATAAGAAATGATACATTGTAAATGGATCCGGTTCAAATGATAGAAGAGGAACGCAAACGCAGATTAAAAGAGTTACAACGTATCCGTAAGATATATTATCCATATTAAATAATATCTTCACATGCTGTTTCACACACTGTTTCACATTCTGTTTCACATTCTGTTTCACATTCTGTTTCACATTCTGTTTCACAAGCGCTTGAGATGATTTTACAGTTACATTGTGGATATTTTTCATATAGTTTTTGAATACTTAATTCTTTCATTTTTGCTTCAATCATAATATCTATTTCTACGCCATATTTTTCTGGTATTTCTAATAGATATTCTGGTAGTATTTCAATGTAATCACTATGATGACCTATCTTTCCGGATCCTTGTTCCGAAACATGAAATTTAGGTTTGATGCCTTTTGGTTTCCATGTTTCTAGTATAATTGGAATATATTCTTTAGCATCTAGAAATGTTTCATCTTTGTGAAGTAATTTATAACATTCAAAGTGATGAGTATCAAATACAAGAGGAACACCTGTCTCATTATGCATCCTCAATGTATCATGGATACTATACGATTTTTCACAATTTTCTAAGACTAATCTATTTTTAATTTTTTCAGGTAGTTTATGATAGTTTTCTATCCATCGTTTCATTGTCTTTTCTTTTTCACCATAAACTCCACCACCATGAATAACCATGACTGAATCTTTCCCCATACCCATCAAATCTAAAACATCCGCATGATATTCTAAATCTTTCAGAGTCTGTAAATATGCTTTTTCTGAAATACTAGACAGAACATTGAATTGACCAGGGTGAAAAGTTAATCGATGGCCTTTCTCTAAAGCGTAATTACCTATCTTTTTCAGATGATCTAAAGCAAAGCCATATGTGTAATCTGGTACCTTCGGATTGGTTTTGTGTTGAAATAATTCGCTGCTTAATCTGAATACTCTGATACCATTCGCTTCATTCCATTCTAGCATCTTGTATAAATCTTCTAGATTCGCTAAAATCCTTCTCTTCAATTCATCAATACCTTTCTCATCAATGATCCTCACTATGATTCTTCTCGCGGCATAAACAGGAGGTTTTTGCTTCTTCAAAGTTGTATTCATACAACAGAGACCGAGCTGAATTGGTTTCTTTTGTGACATCGTATATTTATGACCATATATTTGTTAATGATATACAAACTAAGAATATCAAATTTATTACAAATTTGATTCGCATGCTTTAAGATTAATTAATTAAAACTAGTTCATAGTAAAGAATGAATCAATTCAGGGGATTGTCACCTGAAGAAGGTGAAAACACTGATATACAGGAGATCACCAACGAAAAAGATAAGAAGAAGTATGTCAAGAAGCTGAGGCAGAAAATAGAACGACTTCAAAATTGTGATTGTGAAAAAACAAAAGAAAAATTATCTTATGAAATACGAATCATTGAAATCGAAATTATGGAATATGAAAATAGGAATAAAGTATTCACTAAAAAAGAAAAACCCAAATCAAAACCTAAAGAGAAAGAATTTGTATTTGATGATGATGAAATTCGTAAATACAATGAAAAGAGAAAGAGGGAAAATCGAGCAAAGGAGAAGGAAGAATGGGAAGAAAAGCAAAAACGAAAAGAAAAATATTCTGAACACTGGAAGAAGTGGGAACAAAGGTCAAAATCATGGGAAAGAGAAGAAAATAAGAGACAAAGATCAAAGGAAAATTACAACAATAGATCATATAATCGGTTACCAGATCAAGGTGATAAGAAAAAAGTCTTCAATTTAAAACCTTTCATTGAAGAGTACAATATGGAAATGAAAGATGTTCCAAAAGATATTATGAATTTAAATCATAAATTCACTATAGAAGATTATAAAAAACTATCACGCAAATATCATCCGGATAAGTTATCAGGTAAACAGAATTTTATGTATATTTTAAACGGAATTAGGGATCATTATGTCCCTAATAAACCAGGGAATGATGAAACATGGACAAAGTAATTATCTTCCACGTTTGCGAATTGTTCTTTTATTATTTTTTCGTTTGTGTTTTTTACGAATAGTTGATTTCTTACGGATGCTAGCTTTCTTACGAATAGTTGCTTTCTTGGGGCGTTTCTTTTTGTAACAGCAATGTTTTCCTTCGGGGACTTCCATATTATCGGAACATGGAGGGGGGGGGTGTGCTTTAGACAAACATTTAGATTTATATAATGATTTCTTTTTATAACAACATTCTTTGCCTTCAGGGACTTCCATGGTATCAGGGCACGGTGGTGGGGGGTGTACTTTTGTGCATTTCGATTTTTTAACTGTTTTAGGTTTATCAGGTTTCTTTTCTTTCATGGGTTCTGGTTCGTGTTCTTTCATTGGTTCGGCTTCAGGTTCTTCTACTATTTCTGGTTCAGGTTCAGTGATACCTGTTTTGAGTCCAATAACTTTTTCATTTTTAACATTAAAAGTTTGTTTAGGTGTTCTCTTGTTGGGTTTAACATGATTCACAACTTCATCTATTAATTTCTGTTCTTGAGAATTTATTCCATAATATTTATAAATATCTGCATCTGTTTTTAATGTTCCATTATTTGGTTTTGTTATCATATTTAATATTTTAAATTCATTTATATAGTTAGGTGCTTCACTAAATTGTGTAATTTTTAATAAGAAATGAATTAATTTACTATCTAAAAATTTCATTATATTTTCCTTATTATCGGACTTATCAGTTAATTGATACATAGTATTAGCTGTTCCGCCCATTTCTTTTGAAAAATATTGAGGATATAAAAAAGCTGGTTTTTTACCAGATTTATATGTCATAATAATTTTGGGTTTTGATATGTATTCAGTATTTTTATCTTTATCAGTGTAAGTTTTAAAAACTTTCACATATTCATTTTTAGAAACATCATAGTAGAAAGCATGTGCTACACCTGATTTTTTTTCATCAGCTTTACCTGGTTTGAATGATTGATCTCTTACTATATTAAACTTATCACCTTTTTTAGTAAATAATTTACCTAATATAGAAACAACCTCATCATTAATTAAATGTGGAATAAATGGTAAATCATTTAGCTTTGTTTTTGTATCTGTTTTAATAGATTGAAATTCATTAATGACGTGTGTATTTGTGGATTTCTTTGATTTATTTAATACATAATAATCAACCCTTGGAAAGTGGGGTATTTTAACATCTGATATTTTTAATGCTTCTAAATGATATGGTTTAAAACTATCCCATATATCTCCTCCAGAAGCCCTTTCACCCTTAGGTTTCCTCCAACCGGTTGGATGTATCATAACTAAATATCCATTATCATTTAATATTCTTAAAGATTTTTCAACGAAGCCCTTCCAGAATACACCGCCACCCTTACTGACACCCCCCTCATTATAAGGTGGATTTGCCATAATTATATCAAAGTCTTTTAGATCATAACTAGCACTGAGGAAGGAAATAGTTTTATTTTGGGGTTTACCTATATTTAATTTATATCCTTTTTTACCGTCCCACCCACAAAATATCTTATTTAATATCATAATACTCTTTTTACTGATTTCAACCATGTATAACATATTTTGTATAATGTGTTTTCTACGTTCTTCTTCATTAGGCTTCCAAGATTTCAAACCCTCCATTAATCTTAAATAAACGCAGATAGGGAAATTACCTATGCCAACAGCAGGATCTAACCATTTTAGAGTATGATCAGACCAAACATGTTTCGGTAATTTATCTAACATTTCTTCAACGATATATATAGGGGTGAATACTTCGCCACTCTGTTTTCTTTCTTTTTCTTTTGGTGCTAGATTATCATTAATATACTCCAATAATTTATCGGGTTCTCTGATAGTGTAATATTTCTTTTTCTGGGACATCACTAACTTATTAATAGCATATAAATTATTTTCTTTCTCTGATGAAAATTTTAATATTGAATCTAAAATAATATTCAACATATCTTCATCATACATGTTATCGTAATCTCCTGTTATACGTCCATTTAAAATCTCCAAGAATACTTCTTTACGATCTAAAAAAACTTCCTCTTTTAATTGATTTATATCGTTTACAATATTTACTTGTCGTCCTTCTTCAATATCTTCTGTAGTTATATCAGATGTTAATATACAACCAGTATTATCACCTTTAGTATATAATGAAAATATGTTTAATAAAGAAACCAATTCTGTTATGACCTCCGCGGCTAATTGAGATAATGGTATTTTTTTTATTTCTTTTTCTTCCTTTGTTTCATTTTCTTCAGAATCATCTGGGGTTGATTCACTATCTATTTTTCTTCCCTTTTCACCGGATTCAAAACCTTCCTCGGCTTCTTGTACTGTCTTTTTTTTAGGACGTTTTGGTAATTTGATTTCTCTTAAATTCTTTTCAATGCTTTTTAAGACATTTTCATCATATTTTAAAACTTTTTCAGTTAGTTTTCTCATATCATCTACATTTTTATCCCAAGAACTGTATAATTTATTAAACATCTGATTTACAAATTCTTTTCTTTCATTCGGATCTTCTGAATTATATTTATCATGAAATACATCTTCATCTATATTTATACAATCTGATATTAATTCATATTTGCTTTTACCTTCACTTTTTTTAGCTGTTAAATTTTCACCGAATAAGAGAGCATTTGTTAATGCTCTCTGAGGATTTAAATCCACCATGAATCCATATTTCTTTTCTGGACAGAAATAATTCTCATCGTGGCAACGTGGCACATTAACCTCTGTCATTGATCGAAATAACATCTGAAATATAGCATCGGAACTGGTTACCATGTTCCATAAAGTTACAATATCCACATTTCTTAATGATATACCTAATTGTAATCTTGCCCCTGCTAAAACAATTATATTTTTCTTTACTTCCTTTTCTAATTCTTGAATTTCATTTTTAATATTATGAGGGTCTTGCATGTATCTTGCCATTGTTGTATATTTTTCTCCTTTAACATCTACGGCAACATAAAAATGAAATTGTTTAGTTATATCTTGAAATTCGGAATGCTTAAATAATCCAATTAAAGCATTCACTATATCAACTATCTTTCTATTAGGACCATAGGGTAAAAACCACAATTGAGTCGTATAATGATTGGGGGATTGCATTGTTCTACATTTTTCTTCGGTGCAAATTTTTTGTATTCGGGGTAATATACCCCTTTGCCTATATATATGTTGATTTCCATAAGAAAGTTTTTTATCCGGATACCCAAAATAATATCTCATCATTTGTATCATTTGGTCTTCATTAGAAAACTTCGATCCTTGAACTGTAAATAATTTATCCATGTCAAACCCGTATGAATCCATATCAATTTTATCCTTTTCCTGTTGTAAATATTGATAATCCCATATAGATGTCATTAAATATGGTTTAGGATACATTTCATAGGATTTTATTATTTTTTCACTATCATTATCGAAATATTCTAAAGCATGATCATATATTCTATGACCATATCTATC